CACCTGAACGTCGAGATCGGCCTGGCGCTGATGTCCGACCGCTGGGCCGGCGCCGACTTCTGGGAGCAGCAGGCGGACGCCGACCTGACCCTGGAAAGCCTGCTGCGCCGCAGCGATGTCGTCACGGTCGGCATCGACGGCGGCGGCAACGATGACTTGTACGGGCTGACCGTGCTGGGCCGCGAAGCCGGCACCGGCGCGCTGCTGTCCTGGTCGCGCGCCTGGGCGCTGCCGATCGTGCTGGAGCGCCGCAAGGACATCGCGCCGCGGCTGCAGGACTTCGCTGATGCCGGCGAACTGGTCATCGTGCCGAAGATCGAGGAAGCCTGCGCCCAGTGCGTGGCCATCATCAAGCGCATCGACGACGCCGGCAAGCTGGGCACGCTGCAGGACGGCAAGCGCAAGGCCATCGGCGTCGACCCGGCGTGCATCAAGCAAACCCTGGACGCGCTGAACGCGGCCGGCTATCCCGACGACGAAATCGAGCCTGTCAGCCAGGGCTGGCGCCTCGGGTCGTCGATCAAGTCGACCGAGCTGTACCTGTCGAGCGGCACCCTGACGCATGCGGAGCAGGCGCTGACCGATTGGTGCGTCGGCAATGCCAAGGTCGAGGCGCGCGCCAACAGCATCCTGATCACGAAGCAGACGAGCGGCAGCGCCAAGATCGATCCGCTGATGGCGCTGTTCAACGCCGTCGAGGTAATGGGGCGCAGCCCGGATGCTGAGAAGTCGTTCTGGGAAGCCGCCGAAGGAGTCGCGGCATGAAGTGGGTTCCCGACGTGCTGCTGGTGCTCGGCGCCGCTTCCGTGGCTGCTGGCGCATGGATGCTTCTGCCGGCCGCCGGCCTCATCGTTGGCGGCCTCGCGGCGATGGCGCTGGGCATCCTGGCGGCGAAGCGCTGATGAGCTTCTTTCTCGGGTCCATCGAGCGCAAAAGCAGCTCGCTCGAACTGTTCCGCGAAATCTACGGGTCGCGCCTCGCCAAGACCGGGGCCGCGATCAACTGGCAGACCGCCATCCGCGTGGCCACCGTACTGGCCTGCGCTCGGGTGAAGTCGCAGGGCCTGGCCTCGGTGCCGTTCAAGGTGTTCCGCGACGTGAACGGCTCAAAGCAGGTGGCCTATGACCACCCGCTGCACTACCTGCTGGACACACAACCGAACCCCTGGCAAACCGGCTTCGAGTACCGGGAAACCATCGGCCTGCACCTGGCGATGACCGGGCGGCACTACTCGTTCATCAATCGCTTGGGCGGCGAGATCATGGAACTGATCCCGCTGGAGCCGGGCTCAGTCGAGCCGAGCCGAGCCGCTGGCGGGACCATCACCTACAAGGTGACGATGGACAACGGGCGGTCTGAGGACTTCCCCGAGGAGGCGATCTGGCACATCCGCGGGGAGAGCTGGAACGGCTGGCAGGGCATGGACGCGATGGACCTGGCGCGCGAAGCGGTCGGCCTGGCCATCTCGTCGGAAGAGCAGCACGCGAAGCTGTTCAAGAACGGTGTGAGCACCACCGGCACGTACAGCGTAGAGGGCACGCTCAGCCCTACGCAGTACAGGGATCTGCGCAGGTTTCTGTCCGACAACCACAGCGGCGAGAACAGCGGCCTGCCGATGATCGTCGACCGCGGCGCGAAGTGGCTGCAGCAGGCGATGACCGGCGTTGACGCCCAGCACCTGGAAACGCGCCGGCACCAGGTCGAGGAAATCTGCCGCGCGATGGGCGTGCTGCCGATCGCCATCGGCCACGCCGACAAGACGGCCACCTTTGCCAGCGCCGAAGCGTTCTTCGAGGCCCATGACCGGCTGACGATGCTGCCTCTGTACACGCGCGTCGAGAAGTCGGCCAACGCCTACCTGCTGGGCAAGAAGGCCATTCAGCAGGGCTACTACACCAAGCACGTTGTTTCTGGGCTGCTGCGGGCTTCCGCGAAGGACCGCGCCGACTACTTCAGCAAGGCGCTGGGCTCCGGCGGCTCGCCGGCCTGGATGACGCAGGACGAAGTGCGCGAGCTGGAAGAGCGCAACCCGATGGGCGGCGACGCGGCGAAGTTGCCGGTTGCCACCAATGTGCCGGCGGCAGCGCCAGCACCGACACCTTAAAGGAGTGCGATCAATGGAACGCGCGAGTTTCGGTCTGCGCGAGCTAAAGCTTGCGGCCTCGGAATCCGAGGGCATGACCTTCGACGGCTACGGCGCCGTGTTCGGCAACGTCGACAGCTACGGCGATGTGATCCAGCCTGGCGCATTCGCCGAATCGCTGGCCGCGTCCGCGAAGTCTGGAGTCTGGCCCGCAATGCTGTTGCAGCACGGCGGCTGGGGGATGGGCGCCGAGGATATGACGCCCATCGGCATCTGGACGGGGCTCTCAGAAGATGGCGTCGGCCTGAAGGTGAGCGGCAAGCTTGCCGACACGGCGCGCGGGCGCGAGGCATACGCGCTGCTCAAGATGCAGCCGCGACCGGCCATCGACGGCCTGTCCATCGGCTACATCGCCAAGGAGTGGTCGCAGCGCAGCAAGCCGGAAGAGCCGCGCCGCACGCTCAAGAAGGTTGATCTCATGGAGGTCAGCCTCGTCACGTTTCCAGCCAACGGCAAGGCCCGAATCTCTGCCGTCAAGTCCCTGGAAGAAATCACATCGCTGGCAGACGCAGAAGCCTTCCTTCGTGAGGTCGGAGGGCTGAGCAAGAGCCAGGCGGTGGCATTCGTCGCTCGCGTGAAAGCGGCCGATCGGGGTGAGCCCGATCCGTTCGCCGAACTGCGCGACGCACTCGCTCGACGCGGCGCTGTCTTCGCAAAGTAGCCCGCTACCACCCATCACCACCAAGCAACAGGCCGCCTCCGGGCGGCCTTTTTCATTCCCGAAAGGAACACCGTGGACATCCTCGAAATCAAGAAGGTCATCGACCAGCAGGGCGAAGCCTTCGAACAGTTCAAGAAGGCCAATGACGCGCTGATCCAGGCGAAGGCCGAAGGCAAGGCTCTTGGCGACCTGGAAGCCAAGGTCGCGGAACTCACGAAGTCGCTGGACAAGCTCAGCGAACAGAAGGAAGCGATCGACCAGATTCTGCTGAAGGCGAATCGCCCCGGCGGCCTGGGCGGCGACCCGAAGGAAGCCGAAGCCAAGGCCGTCGAACTGAAGAGCTTCAACACCGCGCTGCGCGCCGAATTCCAGTCCAAGGGCCGCGGCTTCGGCGACCTGACGGAAGAGGTCTACACCCAGTACAAGAGCGGCTTCTTCAAGCTCATGGCCGGCGTCACGATGGACGGCCTGGAGCCCGAAGAGCGCAAGGCCATGAGCGCCGGCAGCGACACCGACGGCGGCTACATGCTGCCGGCATCGACCATCGGCCGCATCGTGACCACGATCCGCGAACAGTCGATCATGCGGCAGATCGCCGACGTGCAGACCATCAGCACCGACAAGATCGAGGGCCTGGTCGACGACGACGAAGCCGATGCCGGCTGGGTTTCGGAGCTGGGCGCGCGCAACGATACCGACACCCCGGAAGTCCGCAAGTACGAGATTGCGGCTCACGAGATGTACGCGCAGCCGAAGGTGAGCCAGAAGTTCATCGACGACGCCGCGGGCAACCCGGAGGCGTGGCTCGCAGCCAAGGTGAGCGACAAGTTCGGCCGCGTCGAAGGCGCTGCGTTCTGGCAAGGCACCGGCGTCAATCAGGCGCGCGGCCTGGCTTCGTACACCACGGCGGCTACCGCCGACGGCACGCGGGCCTGGGGGCAGTTCGAGCATGTGGTGTCGGGTGCCAACGGCGCCTTCCACACCACGCAGTTCGATCCGCTGCACGACATCCAAGGCGCGCTGAAGGATCACTTCCTGGTCAATGCCCAGTGGGTGATGCGCCGCGAAGTGCGCACCGCCGCGCGCAAGCTGAAGGAATCGACCACCAACCGCTACCTGTGGGAGCCCGGCATGCAAGTCGGCGCCCCGGAACGCCTGAATGGCTACCCGGTGCGCATCGACCAGTACATGCCGGCGCTGACCACCGGCTCGCTGTCGCTGGCCTTCGGTGACTTCCGCCAGGCGTACACGATCGTCGACCGCATGGGCATCCGCACCCTGCGCGACCCGTACACCGCCAAGCCCTACATCCGCTTCTACAGCACGAAGCGCACGGGCGGCGGAGCGATGAACTTCGAGGCCATCAAGTTCCTGAAGTTCTCGACCTGATCCAGCAGCCACAACTGCCCGCCTTCGGGCGGGCGCCTTCTACAAGGAATCCGACATGAATCTCAGCAAGAACGTGAAGGTCACCCGCGTGGCCGCTGGCGCCGCTGCGGCGCAGACCGAAGTGCTGTCCAGCGTGCTGGACATGCAGGGATACGACGGCGTGATGTTCATCGCGCTGCTCGGCGACGTGACCACGGCATGTGTGCTCACTCTGACCGTCAAGGGCAACACCGCCAGCAGCACCAGCTCGCCGACGCCGGTCACGCAGGTGGCTACGGCGGCATTCACCGCCGACGGCACCAGCGCCGACAACAAGGTGCTGCAGGTCGACGTTGTGGACCCGGCACTGCGCTACATCTTCGCCTCGCTCACGCGCACGGCGGCGAACGCGGTGGTCGACGGGATCATCGCCATCCAGTACCGGGCCGAATCGCGCCCGACGACGCATGACGCCAGCGTGATCGCCAGCGCGTTCGGCGTCGGCGCGGCTGCGTAGCCCAGCCCATCACCGCAAGCCACTACCGGCCGCCTCGTGCGGCCGGTGTCGTTTCTGCCTCTCATAAGGAGCCACCACCATGGCCGCACTTTCCGACTACCTGGAAAACAAGCTCATCGACCACATCCTGCGCGGGACATCGTTCACCGCGCCGAGCAACACCTACGTTGGCCTGCTGACCGCCGCGCCCAGCGACACCGGCGGCGGCACCGAGGTTTCCGGCGGCAGCTACGCGCGCGTGACCGTCGCGTGCAACGGCACCAACTGGACCAACTCGCAGGCCAGCGGCACGGGCACCAGCTCGGGCACCGACGGCACCATCGAAAACGGCGTGGCGATCAACTTCCCGACGCCTTCGGCGGGCTGGGGCACGGTCACGCACTTCGGTGTGTACGACGCCAGTTCCAGCGGCAACCTGCTGTTCTACGCGGCGCTGACGTCGAGCAAGACGATCAACAGCGGCGACACGGTGTCGTTTGCGATCGGCGCGCTGTCGTTCCAGATCGACAACTGATCCGTCGTCATGGTCGCACTGGCGGATCGCCTGCGCCCGCTGGTGGCGGGCTTGGAAAGCGCTGTGGCTGAGCTGCAGAGCATTGCTGCGTCGCTGGAGAGCCCTGCGCCCGCGCCGATCCCCGCGCCAGCGCCAGCGCCAGCACCTGAGCCCTCGCCGCCAGCCCCGGCCCCCGCGCCGGCTGGCGACTACTCCCCGGTGCCGGTGCCTGCGCCGGGCTCCTACCGCGTGTGGCCGAACCACGTGGTGATGAGCGGGCCGAACGCGATCGTCTTCAACGGCGCGGTGCACCTGCGCTGGAAGCGCGTCAATGGCGACTGGCTCGACTGCAAGGGTGTCGAGCAAGGGCTCGACCCCTGGTACACGTTGACCGTGCCTGCCGGGACGACGGGGTACGTGGACCTGGACATCACCGAACTTGCCCAGCGCTGGCATGCCGGCGAGAACCGCGGCGCGTTCTTCCTGCCAGCGCCCAAGACGCACGCCAACGCGCGCGTCACCTGGTGCGGCACCCACGGCGACAACCCGCCGCAGCTCGTGGTGACGGACAGCGACGGCGCCGAGCATGTGCTGCGCGGCGACCTGGCCGTGTTCACCCCAGCAACGGCCACCGCGAAGAACCCGCCAGCTGCAATGGACGGCTCGCTGCAGGCCATGATGGACCGCCGTTACCGGCAGCTGATCCACTTCCACGGCCTGAAGGATCTGCCGTCGATCGACCGCGCCGTCATGCGGCTGCACGCGAACAGCAGCGATGACCAGTACCCGCTGACGCTGTCGGTGTTCGAAACCGACGCCCCGCCGCTGTTGCTGGGCGGGGCCGGGCAGGAGCCTGCCTACGGACTGGCGCTGGAAGTCGGCGAGGAAAACCTGCCCGGGCATCCTGACGTTCTGGCCGCCGGCGACTTCCGCGAGAGCAACTGGAACGGCACGCCGGGCAAGGCGCAGGCCGACAGCATTCTGGTCAAGGCGGGCCGTGAGGCGGGGCTGTTCAACTGGGTGACGATGATCCCGCTGCAGCACTCCAAGACGAGTGTGCACCCGGACCCGGATCACCCCGGCCGCTACTACATGCGCACCTGCATCGCCAAGCAGCCCAAGCTGTCGGGCGGCGGCGAATGGAAGATCCTGTGGCAGCGTGCTCTGGCGGGTGTGCAGGACTACTACCCCGACCCGGCCACGCTTGTGCGAGAGGTGTATTTCCGCATGGAGTTGTTCCTTGAGCCCGACAGTTTCTGGTCCAAGAACTTCGGCTTCAAGTTCGGCCCCGGCTTCGAACTGCAGTACGGCAAGGGTCTTGAAAGCGGCGGGTGGCTGATCGACGGCACCTACGGCTACGGCGGTGGGCAGATCGACTCCAACGGTGGTCGCCACTGGGATGCCGCATCACAGCAGTGGGTGTACCAAGGCCACTCGCTGCGCGGCCATACGCTGGGCATGCCGCACCCCGAGCACAACGCCTACCCCGGTGCCATCGCGCTGGGCTACGCGCCGTCGCACCTGGGACCATTCGACACGCTGCGCGACGGCGGCCTGTATGGCACCGAGCAGAACATGCGCATCGGCACGCGCGGCATGGACCGCTGCATCCCGATGGGCCGCTGGTACACGCAGGAGACATACCTGCGCATCAACACCATCGACATGAGCAGCCCCGATGCTGGCGGCAACGGCATCGCGCGTAACGATGGCGTGCTGCGGACGTGGCTGGATGGCGTGCCGGTGGGCGAGCGCAACGACCTGGCGTTCTTCCGCCACCCGTCGATGGGCATTCGCGGCATCCGGTTGATGGCCTACCACGGCGGCACCAAGCCCGCCGACCACGACATCTACTGGCGGGCGCGAAACCTGTGTGTCGCGCGCCGCTACATCGGCCCTGCGCGGCGTCTCTTGAACACCTGAAGGAACCAACCCCATGAGCAGCTACGGATTCCGCGAGCGCATCCTCGAAATCACCGAGGACGGCAGCGCCCTGACCGCGAGCACGTCGCAGACCAGCATCCTGCCCAGCGCGAAGAAGACCGCGGCGCTGCCGATCGGCTACTTCGACCGCGTCGGCAAGGTGCTGGCCTTCGAGTTCGGCGGCAGGATTTCGACGGTAGTGACCACGCCGGGCACGCTGGCGCTCGCGCTGCGCATGGGCTCGGTCGACGTGCTCGCGTCCGGCGCGATGGCGCTGAACACGGTGGCCAAGACCGACGTGCACTGGAAGTTCTCGGGCGAGCTGGTGTGCCGCGCCTACGGCAACAGCACCGGCACGCTGCTGTTCCCCAAGGGCTGCAAGTTCGAGTCGCACGCCGTCGTCGGCGCCGCGGCACCAAGCGCCGGTGGGGCGGGCGTGCACATGCTGCCGTACAACGCCGCGCCCGCCAACGGCTCCGGCTTCGACAACGGCGCCAGCCAGTTGATCGACCTGCTGGCCGCCTGGTCGATCAGCAACGGCAACAGCATCCAAGTGCAGTACGGGCACCTCGACCTGTACAGCTGAGACCGCCATGCCGATCGCGCAGTCGATCTTCGCGGCTGGTCGCGGCAACGCATGGACACCGCAGGCCGTCCACCTGTCAGCCGTCGCTCAGGCTGCCGCGGCGGTAGCCGGCGCGCTTACCGTAGACGCCGGGGAGACTGACGACGCCCCGACCACGTACCAGAAGTACGTGCGCCAGGGCGCATCCGGCTCGGGCAGCGGCGACGACTGGACCAACGCCTACACCTCGCTGCCGGCTACGCTGGTGCGCGACACCACCTACTGGGTGGCCGATGGCAGCTACAGCAGCTACACGTTTAACGACGCTGCCAGCGGGTCGCTCGTCATCCGGGTCAAGAAGGCCACTGCAGCGC